AGATGGTGTACAAAGATTTAAAATTGTGGAACAAGCCATTTCGCTTGGGTTCACAGGAATTGGAGTTGCTTCTTCTTTTGTGCATGTTGACACCCGTGATTTACACAATGATGGTCTTGAGCCGGTGATGTGGACTTATTAATTGACTGACTTAAAAGTAGAATTTTTACCGTGGCAACAAGAAGTATATGATGATCCTGTTAGGTTTAAAGTAGTAGCCGCCGGTAGACGTACAGGTAAATCAAGACTAGCCGCTTGGAAGATGATTATTAATGCTTTGTCTTTAGAGCGGTGCCAAGTGTTTTATGTAGCCCCTACACAGGGTCAAGCTAGAGACATTATGTGGCAAACTTTATTAGAGCTTGCTAACCCTGTAATATCATCAGCCCATGTTAATAATTTACAAATGAAATTAATTAACGGGTCTACTATAAATCTTAAGGGTGCTGATAGACCTGAAACAATGCGTGGTGTCAGTCTTAAATATCTTGTTATGGACGAGTATGCTGACATGAAGCCTGAGGTATGGGAGCAAATATTGCGCCCCGCCCTTGCGGATAAAAAAGGCGGTGCGTTATTTATTGGCACACCTATGGGTCGTAACCATTTTTATGAGTTATATACATACGCTACTGTTGCTAACGATTCTACGTTTAAAGCATGGCATTTTACAAGTTATGATAACCCTTTATTAGACCCAGAAGAAATTGAAGCGGCACAAAAATCAATGTCGGCTTTTTCTTTTAGACAAGAATTTATGGCTTCCTTTGAAGCACAAGGTAGTGAGTTGTTTAAAGAAGACTATGTTAAATGGTCTGAAAAAGAGCCAAAAGAAGGCGAATATTACATAGCAGTAGATTTAGCGGGTTTTGCAGATGTCCAAAAAGTCACGACTAAAACTAAAAGACTTGACCAAACGGCAATTGCTGTGGTTAAAGCGGGAACGGAAGGATGGTGGGTCGCTAATATTGTACACGGGCGGTGGGGTGTCGAAGAAACCGCCAGAAGAATCTTTGAAGCAGTTAGAGACTACAGACCTCTTGCCGTAGGTATTGAAAAAGGAGCACTTAAAAACGCAGTGTATCCTTATTTAAATGATTTAATGAAAAAAAATCAAAGGTTTTTTAGAATTGAAGAATTAACCCACGGCAATAAAAAGAAAACAGATAGAATTGTTTGGGCGCTACAAGGGCGTTTTGAACATGGTAATATAACATTAAATAAAGGATCTTGGAACAGTCAGTTTCTTGACGAACTTTTTCAGTTTCCTAACCAATTAGTCCATGATGACTTAATAGACGCTTTAGCGTATGTAGACCAATTAGCAAAAATAGCATACGCAATAGACTATGAGGAAGAGGATTATCAATTCTTAGATAAATACGCAGGGTACTAACTATGGCTGAATTTGAAGAACGTGACCAATTTGCAATAGAACAAACAGTTGAAGGTTGGGTAATTGAAAAGTGCGACTCATGGAGAGAACATTTTGAACAGAATTATGCCCGTCGTTTTGATGAGTATTATCGTTTATGGAGAGGACAGTGGTCGGGTGAGGATAGAACACGCGACTCAGAGCGTTCTAAGATTGTGTCACCCGCATTACAACAAGCTGTTGAATCATCAGTAGCGGAGTTAGAGGAAGCTACGTTTGGCCGTGGAAAGTGGTTTGATATTAAAGATGACCACCATGATGTAGAACGTCAAGATGTGTCTATGTTACGTCAACATCTTTATGACGATTTTAAAAGAAATAAAGTACGTAAAGCTGTAGCAGAGTGTATTTTAAATTCAGCAGTTTTTGGTACAGGTATTGGTGAAATAGTTTTAACCGAAGAAAAAGAACAGGCTCCTGCAACCCAACCAATAATGGGTGGGGAGTTAAATGCAGTAGGTGTGACTATACGAGACCGTACTTGCGTTCAGTTACGCCCTGTCATGCCTCAAAATTTCCTTATTGACCCTATAGCTACTTCCGTTGAGGAAGCTTTAGGTGTAGCTATTGATGAGTTTGTATCAATGCATATGGTTGAGCAATTACAAGAACAAGGCGTTTATCGTAATGTTTTATTGACTCAATCAACCCCAGATTTAGATATTGAACCTGATCAAGAATTAACTACTTTTGATGAGTCTAAAGTACGTCTTACTAAATATTATGGTTTAGTGCCTAGACATCTTTTAAATAGCGCTATGCAAGAATCTGAAGATGAAGAAGTTGTAGAGCTGTCTGAAGCTGAAGAAGATACTTATTATGTTGAAGCTATTATTGTTATAGCTAATAATGGTATTTTACTTAAAGCAGAAAAAAATCCTTACATGATGGGCGATAGACCTATTGTAGCATTCCCTTGGGATGTTGTTCCTAGCCGTTTCTGGGGTAGAGGAGTGTGTGAAAAAGGTTATAACTCTCAAAAAGCTTTAGACGCAGAGTTACGAGCTAGAATTGACGCTTTGGCTTTGACTATACACCCAATGCTTGCAATGGATGCCTCACGTATGCCTAGAGGTGCTAAACCTGAAATACGGGCAGGTAAAGTTATTTTAACTAACGGTGATCCGCGTGAAGTATTACAACCGTTTAATTTTGGAAATGTTAGTCAAATTAGTTTTGCACAGGCAGACGCTTTGCAACGCATGGTTCAAACAGCTACAGGCGCTATTGATTCTGCGGGTGTTCCGGCACAAATGAACGGAGAAGGAACTGCCGCAGGTATTTCTATGAGCTTAGGAGCTATTATTAAGCGACATAAACGCACCCTTATTAATTTCCAAGAATCTTTTCTTATACCTTTTGTTACTAAAGCGGCTCATAGATACATGCAGTTTGAACCTGAAATGTATCCTGTTGCTGATTATAAATTTGAGGTTAGCAGTTCATTAGGCATTATTGCTAGAGAGTACGAAGTTACGCAGTTAGTTCAATTATTGCAAACAATGTCTCCAGAAACGCCTATGTATCCGCAATTAGTTCAATCTATTATTGATAATATGAATCTGTCTAACCGTGAACAGCTTATTGCGAGTCTTGAACAAGCAAATCAACCTAATCCACAGGAAGAACAAGCAAAACAAATGGCTCAACAAGCTCAAATGGCTTTCCAAGGTTCTCAAACAGCCGCTTTAGAAGGACAAGCTATAGAATCCCAAGCTAGAGCGCAAAAACTACAAGCTGAAGCTCAAGCAATACCTCAAGAACTAGAAATTGACCGTATTAAAGCAGTTACTACGGGTCTAAGCGTAGGTACTAAAGACGATAAAGAGTTTGAAAGACGTATTAAAATGTCTAAAGAAATGTTAAAAGAGCGAGAAATTGCAGTAAAAGAAGGTAATGTAGCTAAACCTGTAGCCCGTGTGCCGCAAGCTACCTCTAATCCACAACAACAAAGGCCTTTACAGTAATGATTAGTACGCGAGAATTACAAGATATTGTAGACCACATAAACCATAAATTTGAAGCTTTGTTTAAATCTGTAGCTGAAATAGAAAATAAAATAGAACTGTTAAATTCTAAAGAAGAAAAGGTTTCTAAACATGCAAACAAAAAAACCATCAAAGGGTAAAGCTAAAGTAAAAATTACAGCTAGCGGTAAAAAAGTTAGCTATGGTCAAGCAGGTAGTGCTAAAGATGGGGGACCTAGAGTCCGCGCAGGTACTTCTAAAGGTGACAGTTATTGCGCTAGAAGTTTAGGTATTAAAAAAGGTTTGTCTAGTAAAAAACGAAATGACCCAAATACTCCAAACAATTTATCACGTAAACGATGGAAATGTTCAGGGGCTAAATCAAGGAGATAATAAGTAATGGCTAAAGGTCTTTATTCTAATATTCATGCTAAAAGAAAACGAATTGCCGCAGGAAGTGGTGAGAAAATGAGAAAAGTGGGAGCTAAGGGAGCGCCAACAGCTAAAGCTTTTAAACAATCTAAAAAAACTGCAAAGAGGAAATAGTTATGCCAAAAGTTGGAAATAAAACATATTCATATACTAAAGCAGGTATGAAAGCCGCTAAAAAAGCGTCAGTAAAATCAGGAAAACCAATGAAAAAAGGTAAAAAATAATACTTGACTTTTATATTTATTTGTGCTATAATAAAGTATATAGTACATTCTGTATTTATATTTAAATAAATTTAACTGTCCTTTAAGGAGAAACAGTAATGAAAAATAAAGAACTTGAAGCTTACTATAATACGTACCGCGATTTATTTGTAACTGACGGTTGGAAACAACTTGTTAATGATTTAGTACAAAACGCAAGAGTAATTAATTCTGTAGAAAATACAAAAGATAATGAAGACCTTTACTTTAGAAAAGGACAACTTGCTATCTTAGCTCACATAATTAATTTAGAAGCTCAAATTCAAACGGCTGAAGAACAAATTGAAGAGCAAGAAAATCAAGAAGATTCTGAAGAGTAATGGCTTTTTTATTTGATTTTAAATGTGAAAAGGGTCATGTGCATGAGCGCTTGGCCTCTCACGATACAGATTATTTAGTTTGCCCTGAATGTGGTAAACAAGCAAAAAAAATAATATCTCCTGTTCGGTCAAAGTTAGACCCCCTTAGCGGTGATTTTTTAGGTGCAACTGCAAAATGGATGAGAAATCGTGAACAGAAGTTAAAGCAAGAGCGTAAGGCTAACTCCTAACGGAAACCTTATATAATACACCTCCATAATGAGATTACTCACGGAGTTTAATAATGGCTAGACTAATAGACGAGCGTCCTGAAAATAATCAAGAAACAGAAGTAACAGAAAACAAAACTAAACAACAAGAACCTGTAGAGGATACTTCTGTTGTTTTAGAAGAAGATGACATCCCCGATAAATACAAAGGAAAGTCAACTGCTGAAATAGTGCGAATGCACCAAGAAGCAGAAAAACTGTTGGGCCGCCAAAGCTCAGAAGTTGGGGAGTTACGATCTGTTGTTGATAGTTACATACAGACACAACTCGACACAACACAAGCACCGCAAGAGCCTGAAGAAGAAATAGATTTTTTCTCAGATCCTGATAAAGCAGTAGAAAGAGCAATTAATAACCACCCTAAAATTAAAGAAGCTGAAGCAGTCACAAAACAATATCAAAAGTCTACAGCAATGAATCAGTTACATAAACGTCATCCTGACATGACTGATATTTTGCAAGACCAAAAATTTGTTGATTGGATTAAAGGTTCTAAAATTAGGCAACAATTATTTGCTCAAGCAGATGCTAAGTACGACTATGATGCCGCTGACGAGCTTTTTTCTAATTGGAAAGAACGTCAACAAATAGTAGGACAAGCGGTAAAAAGCGAAAAAGCAGAACGAAAAACAGCTTTAAAAACTGCATCTACAGGTAAAGCTAGAGGAAGTGCAGAAAAAGCAGGGAAGAAAATTTATAGACGTTCAGACATTATTAAACTTATGCAGGACGATCCAGACCGATATTTAGCCTTATCTCCAGAAATAGAAAAAGCTTATCGTGAAAGGAGAGTCCGTTAATTTAATCTTTTTTATAGGACTTATTATTATGGCTACATCAACTTATCCCGCCACTGGCGGTTTCGTAGACAACACTAGCGCCGCTACTTTTATTCCAGAGATTTGGAGTGACGAAGTAATTGCCGCATACAAACAAAACCTAGTTTTGGCTAACCTTGTTAAAAAAATGCCAATGGCAGGAAAAAAAGGTGATACTATTCACGTTCCTAAGCCTGTTCGTGGTTCTGCTAACGCTAAAGCGGCTAACACCGCTGTAACAGTACAAAACAGCACTGAATCAGAAGTTCAGATTTCTATTGACAAGCACTACGAGTTTTCTCGTTTGATTGAAGATATTACTGAAGTACAAGCCCTTGCTTCTCTACGTGCTTTTTACACGGGCGATGCGGGTTATGGTTTAGCAAAGCAAGTAGACGATGACCTCTTTTCTTTAGGTAAGCGTTTTGGAGATGACAACGGATCTGGTTCTGACTATGTTCACAGCAATGTTCGTTATTTTGATGCTTCTACTGGTCTTACCGCTTACGCTGTAGACACTGTTGCCGCCGCTGACGTATTTACTGACGCAGGTTTCCGTGCCGCTATTCAGGTACTGGACGATGCTGACGTTCCTATGGACGGGCGTAGCTTTGTTGTTCCTCCTTCTCTCCGTAACGCTATTATGGGTGTTGATCGCTACATGTCTTCTGACTTTGTAGACGGACGAGGTGTTAAGAATGGTCAAATTGGAAACCTTTACGGCATTGACGTATTTGTTTCTAGCAACTGCCCTATTATTGAAACTGCTTCTGCTAACTCAGCAGGTGGTGACGTTAAATCGGCTATGCTTTTCCATAAAGACGCAATGGTTCTTGCAGAACAGCAAGGCATTCGTTCTCAGACTCAGTATAAGCAAGAGTGGTTAGGTACTCTTTATACTGCTGATACTCTGTACGGTGTACAAACTCTCCGTCCAGAAGCAGGTCTTGTTCTAGCTGTCAACGGCTAAAACAAACTAAGGGGATTCTTTTGGGAGTCCCCTTTCTTTTTTTTCCTTTTTTAGAAACACAGGTGCCTTAATGTCTAATTATACTAAAACCACGAACTTTGCTACTAAAGATTCCCTAGCTTCTGGTAATCCTAATAAGATTGTTAAGGGTACAGAAATAAATGCAGAGTTTGACAATATTGCTACCGCTGTAGCAACTAAAGCAAACACAGCAAACCCTACTTTAACAGGGACAGTAACTGCCGCGGCTATAAATGTAACAGGAAATGTAGACGTTGACGGCACGTTAGAATTTGATACTTTATCCGGTACAGGCTCTATTGGAGTTACGGATATAGCTGATGAAGACGACATGTCTTCAAACAGCGCAACTAAACTTGCAACTCAACAAAGCATTAAAGCTTACGTAGATTCTCAAGTAACTGCACAAGACCTAGACCTAACTGATGGCACAACAAGCATCTCAATTGATTTAGATTCTGAGGCTTTGAGTGTGTTAGGTGGTACTGGCGTAACCTCTACTGCAAGCGGCAATGGCGTAACACTTGCTATAGACAGCACTGTAACTACGCTTACAGGCTCACAGACATTAACTAACAAAACTTTAACGTCTCCTGATGTAAATGGCGGCACAATAGATGGTACTGTTATTGGAGGCTCTAGTGCGGCGGCAGGATCATTTACAACCGTAGGCGCTACAGGAAATATCACAGTAGGTGGCACAGTCGATGGGCGCGATGTAGCTACAGATGGTCTCTCC